CCACGCGGAGGCTCCTCCTCGTCCTCCTCCTCGTCCTCGTCCACGTCGAGCCCGTCGAGCAGCGCGCTCATCTCGTCGGCCGGCTTCACCCAGTCGAGGGCCAGGGTGTAGGGGTCGCACTCGGCACCCGAGGCGAGCATGTCGCGCAGGTCGGCGCGGGCCGCCTTGGACATGCGGAGCGGCTTCTTGCTGCTCTTGGGGTCGATCTTCACGTTGTACTGGGAGCTGATGCCGGTGCCCTCGCGATGGATCATGACCAGCACCGCCTCCAGCGGGTCGGTGAGGTCGGCGTCCTGGTCGAGGAACTGGTCGACGATGGCCTCCCACACCTTCTTCCCGATGGAGAAGGGCTTGAGGTCGAAGCTCTCGCGCGCCGACCAGGCGTCGGTCGAGTCCTTGCGGGTGTACATGATGGCCGCGGCGAGCAGGAAGCGCGGGCTGACCTTGATCTTGCGGGCCGCGTCCTTGTCGGTGTCCCAGAGGCCGGGCTGCCCCGGCTTGCCCTGGAGCACCTGGCACACCGGGCACGGGCCGCTGACGTCGATCTTCAGCTTCTTGCACAGGCGCAGGAACTCCTCGTCCTGGAGGAGTGGGTTCTTGTCGGGGTTGAGACACATGATGGTCCCGCCGAGCCCGTAGTGAACCGCCGTCTCCAGGAACGGCAGGTCCCAGTCGTCGCGGGCCGGGGGTGCCAGGTACACGAGCGAGTCGCCCTCGGGGATGTTCAGGAACTTCCCCGTGGCCCGGTCGCGCTTGTACTGGCGCAGACGGTCCAGATCCACCTTCTTCTTCGTCTTCGGCATGCCGGTTCCTCCTTCTGGTCCTACTTCTTCGGGCGGGCGCGGTGGCGCTTGACCACCTTGCCGGCCCGGGTTGCCTTCTCGTCGGGGTCGAGGCTGGTGCTGATGCCGCCGCTGGCCTCCAGCTCGGCACGCTGCCGGGCGCCCTTGCTGCGCAGCATGTCGGCCTTGCGCAGGAACGCCTCGTAGACGGCCCACAGGTCGCGGACGACCTTCTCCGTCCTGGCGATGGCCTCCTTGTGCTGCATGAACTGGGGCAGCGCCTCCAGCTTGGCCTTGACCTTCCACTCGGCCAGCTTGGGCTCGCTCTCCAGCACGGCCTCGATCTGCTTCGCTCGCCAGGCCCGGTACTGGGCGGTGACCTGGGCTTCGAGCGCCTGGGCCTCGGCGAGCGCGCCGCCGTAGTAGGCGACCTGACCGGGCAGCCGGCTCATCTCCTTGCCGAGGTCGCCGCCGATGCGCAGCTCCCCGCTGACGTCCACCTCTTCGCCACGGATGTTCACGATTACCTGGTCCACTACGGACCCCCTTTCTGTTGCCTCACCACAGTTCCCAATCGCCGCAGCAAGTGGGCCGAGGTCATTCCCCGATGTTCTCCAGCTCGCAGCCGCTCTCATGGTCGAGCGCCCACCCGCCGCCCTCGGTTCGTATCAACTCGATCCGCACCACGGCCCCGACATACAGGTCCGAACGGTAGTGACGGAACGACGACGCGAAGCACACCGCCGGCACGCTGCCGCGGTACGCCTGCACATCGAAGAACGCCATCGTGTTCTTCTTGCGATCCTTCCACAGCTTCATCGCCTCGACGCGGCCAACGAACTTGAGCAGCGAGGGCTCGCCAGCGAGCGACTTGCGCAGGTCATGCCGCGGTTTCACCGCGGCCAGCGGGTTCACGAACACCTGCGCCTCATCGTCGGACAACTCGTCCGTTCTCCATGCCTTGTGGAGCGCCGCCGCGTCGTACACCTTCAGGGCTCGCAGTTGCTTCGTCTTCGCGTTGAAGCTGGCCCGCACCAGCACGGCCTTCCCGGAGGCACGGCTCACCGCCTTCTCGTAGCGGTCCAGCTCGTTGCTCTCCATCCGAGCGCGCAGGTCAGGGCCGGTGCCATCCGTGAGCACCAGCGAGGCGACCCGGCCGTCGTCGGTCGTGATGACCTTCGACTCGCGTGCCACCACCTTGAACCAGCCCAGGGACTCGTTCCACTGGATGCCGCCCAGGGTGGTCAGCTCCACACCTGCCGACTCGATGGCCTCCCAGAGGTCGGCATAGGCGTCGAGGATGCTAGCTCCTGGCCCGAACACTCCCAACTCGATAGAACGCCTGGCGCGCTCGCGCTCGTCCCAATCGGTCGCCGTCTTGCTCACCTCGATGTCCAAGTCCACGGCAGCATCGCCCTTGCGAGCCCGCTTCATCAACTCCTCGGCGTTCTCCACCGCGAAGCGCCGGTTCGGGATGATGGTGTCCAGAGCGCCAGCCTCGGCGAGGGCGGTCACGATGCCGCGGTGCACCTGCCGGGAGTCGGTACGGCTCACCAGGTCGGTGAAGGACGTGTAGGGCTGCCCCTCCAGCAGAGCGAGGCTCGCCTTCGGACCGACACCCTTGATGCCCTCCAACGGTGGCCGGATGGAGCCTGACACCGACAGGGCGTAGGCGCGCCGGCTCTCATTCACGTCGGGCGTCAGCACCTCCACCCCGTCGCGGTGGGCCGCCTCGATGTAGCGGGCTCTGTCGGCGTCATCCTTGGCCGCCTGCAAGACGCCCAGGTAGAACGGGCCGGGGTAGCGCACCTTGAGCAGCATCTCCCAATACCCGAGCGCGGAGTACTCGGCAGCGTGGGAGCGGTTGAAGCCGTAGCCGCCGAACTTCAACACTCGCTTGAACAGCTTCGCAGCGACCTCGGCCCTCATGCCGTTGCGCACAGCGCCGTCGATGAACTTGGCCTCCTCGGGGGCGATGGCCTTCTCACCCTCGCTCTTGCCGATCTTCTTCCGAATCTTGTCCGCATCGCCCGCGCTGTAGCCGGCGAGGTCCACGAACAGCCGCGCGACCTGCTCCTGGTACACCAGGGCGCCCAGGGTGGACGCCGTGATCCGCTCGACGATAGGGTGCTCCTTCTTCCGCTTCTTCTTGCCGGTGGCCCTCGCCGCGTAGATGTTCGCCAGGCCGCTGCGCATCGGGCCGGGCCGGTTCAGCGCGTTGAGCACCATCAGGTCCTCGAAGCGCTCGACCTTGAATTGCATGATGCCGACCATGCTGGTCGAGTCGAACTGGAAGATGCCGGTGAGGTTGGACGGCTCGTTGAATGCGTCCAGGACGTCGCGGTCGTCGTAGTGACTCGCCTCCAGGTCGGCCAGCGTCAGCTCGGCGTCGTGGTGCTCCGCGATAGCCTCCAGGGCGTAGCGCACCACCGTCAGGTTCGTGAGTCCGAGGTCGTCCAACTTCACCAGGCCGCACTCCTGGGCGTCACGGTAGTCGAGCGCGATGACCGGCACCCGTCCACCGCCGTCCTTGTCAGCACGGCTCTCCAGGGGCACCACCTCGTCCAGGGGCATCGGCGCCACCACGACACCGCCCGCGTGGAGCCCGACCTGCCGGATGGTGCCCTCCAGGCGCTCGGCCACGCTGAACACGACAGGCCGCTTCTTCGCGAACGCCTTGCACTGGGGCGAGGTGGCCAGCGAGTCAGCGATGCACTTGTCCTCGCGCTCGTGGCCGGGCAGCCGTTGGAGGATGGCACTGGCCGTCGCGTTCAGCTCGCGCGGTGGCACCTCGTGCACCCGCGCCACGTCGCGGAAGCAGCCGCGTCCCTTCATCGAGCTGTAGGTGGTGAGCTGTGCGGTCTGCTCGCGGCCGTACTTCTCGACCATGTACGCGATGACCTCCTGCCGGCGTTCCTTCTCGAAGTCGATGTCGATGTCTGGGAGATCGATTCTGCCAGGCGCGATGAAACGCTCGAAGAGCAGGTCGTGCTCGATGGGATCGATGCTGGTGATACCGAGCAGGTAGACGACCAGGCTGCCGCCTGCACTGCCGCGGCCTGGGCCGACCAGGATGCCCTCGCCTCTGGCCCAGTCCACTTGGTCGCGAACGACCAAGGCATAGCGGGAGAACTTCATGTCGCGGAACACCCGCAGCTCGCGCTTCAGCCGCTCGCGATACTGCGTCACCACTCGCTCGGTCTTGCGTCCGTCGCGGCCGGCGACCCAGGCCGCTCGGGTGTGGATGTCGCGCCAGTGCCAGCCCTCGACGCACAGCTTCTTCAGCTCGTTGAAGTCCTCCTCGGTAGTGGTGTCCCGTCCGGTGGGGCTCGGCAGGAGGGCAGCGAAGCGGTCGAACTCCAGACGCGCCTCGCACCGGCCGGCCAGCTCGGCAGCGTTGCGGATGAGGCTGTCGATGGTGCTGTGCTTCAGCGACGGGTGGTTCCGCCGGAACAGCTTGCGCACCTCGGCCGCGGTCATGTACCAGAAGTCGCGGGCCGGGATGGTCCAGCGGTGGGGATTGCTCATGCGGTCGTTGGTCTGCACCGCGAGCAGCGTGTCTTGAAGCCTCCAGTCCTTCGGCTTCGTATAGTGGGTGTCGACCGTGGCGATGGGCGTGAGCCCCACCGAGCGCGCCAGCTTCAGAAGCCCGCGGTTCACCCGCTTCTGATCCGCGAGGCCATTCGGCATCAGCTCAACATAGGCGCGGTCACCGAACACGTCGCGGAGCCAGTGGGCGTGTTCGACGGCCAGCGCGGGCTCGTCCTTGAGCAGCGGCTCTGCGAGGATGCCGCCGAGGCAGGCGGTGCCCACGGCCACGCCTTCCGAGTACTGCTCCAGCAACTTCAAGTCGACCCGTGGCTTGTAGTAGAACCCGTCGACCCAGGCCGCGCTCGACAGCCTGATGAGGTTGCGCAGGCCGACGTTGTTCAGCGCCCAGGCGGTCAGGTGCCAGCGCGGCCGGATGCCGCGGTAGGTTTCCAGGGCCACCTGGAACGAGCGCCGCTCCTTTGCCGGCTGCTCCTTCACCAGGGCCTTGTCCTCCTCGGAGAGGGCCTTGACCCGGTGGTCAGCCGACACGTACAGCTCGACACCAAACACCGGCTTCAGCTCGTGCTCGTCGGCCGCCTTCTGGAGCTGGACGATGCCCCTCATGCTACCGTGCTCGGTCGCTGCGAGCGCGCCTGGCGAGTCGTCGTCACGCCGTTCCAGGTCGGCCTTGAGTCGCTTCGCGTAGTCGGCATATGAGCCCACACCGTCCAGGAGGCTGAACATGCTGTGGACGTGGAGGTTGGCCCAGGGGTCGCGCGCCATCACGAATCCATCCCGAGCTGAACGAGCACCGCCCGCTTCAGCTCATCGTCAAAGCCCTCGTCGAGCATCCACATCAGGTATCCCCGCGTCTCTCTACTAGCAGCGAGCGCTGACACCTTGCTGCCCTTGTGCTTACCGAAGAGCAGGATCGCATCCTCGCGGCCAGCGACGTCGGTGACCAAGGTGTACTTCGCACGCCCCACCTTGGCCCGGCGTTCCGCTATCTTCTTCAGGTCGAGCTTTTTCTTTGTGGTGCCATCGCGCTCACCACCTGCGAGGCCGGGGTGTTCTTCCTCGATAGCGACGTGCCGCTTGCGCGGACCCTTCGTGTCGGGGTCGACCGCGATGCCGGTGCCGTCGCAACGCGAGCAGGTGACTTCCCTCGGTGGCCTCCCGCTCGGGCCACCGTCCACCAGCACCTTCCCGGTCCCGTCGCAGTTCCGGCACGCCTTCTGCCCCGGCAGGCCCGTCGCTCTCGGCTTGGAGCCTGCCGGGGTGCGCTTCGGGCGCTTGCCCTTGCTGTAGCGCTTGCGGAGGTCGGTGAGCTTCACGGGGTCGCTAGATGATGTTCGGCTCGGCGTCGAGCGCCTTGAGGAACCGAGCCATCGCCGTCTTGCTGGTGAGCGACAGGTCGTGGTCGAAGCCCTGGGCCACGCTCTCCTCGGCGCCCAGGCCGGCCAGGACGTCGGGGCTCGCGCGCAGACCGCTGACCCGGATGAGGGGCTCGGTGGTGAACACCCGCATGAACGGGCGCACCTGGGAGCCGACGACCCGGCTGACCTCGTAGTGGTCGGAGTAGACGGTGAGCGGCCAGCCCTTGCTCTTGGCGATGGCGGTGATGGGGTCCTTCACCTTGCGCGCCTTGGGCTTGGGCTTGGTCGGTGCCGGCTTCTGCTCGGCCGCGGGCTTCGCCTTGGGCTTGGCCGCGGGTGCCGGCTTCGGCTCGGGCTTGGACTCGGCCTTCGGCTTGGGCTTGGCCTTCGGCTTGGGCTTGGCCTTGGCCGGCTCGGACTCGTCGCCGGCCGCCTCCTTGCGCTTGCGGTCGGCGCGGACGTTGTACACCCGGGTCCGGCACTTCTTCGCCACGGGGCACGCCTTGCACTGGTCGCTCTTGGGATCGAGCACCTCCTCGTCGGCGTAGCACTCGGGCGCGCCCTCGGGCACCTGGGCACCGCCGTTGCCCTTGGGCTTGCCCTTGCCCTTGGGCTTGGCCTCGGGCTTGGCCGCCTTCTTCGAGGCGCTCTTCTTCTTGGACTTCGACTTGGACTTCGACTTGGGCTTGGCCTTCGGCTTGGGGGGCTCCTCCTCGGCCTCGGGCTCCTCGGGCTCCTCCTCGGCCTCGGGCTCCTCGGGCTCCTCCTCGGGCTCGGCCTCGGGCTCCTCCTCGGCCTCGGGCTCCTCCTCGGCCTCGGGCTCCTCCTCGGCCTCGGGCTCCTCCTCGGCCTCGGCCTGGGCCTCCAGCCACTCGTCCACCTTGCCCACCTTCGCCCCGGTGAGCCCGGCATCCTTGAGCAGCGCATCGGCATCCTCGTCGGTGCCGGCCGCGTACTGCTGGAGCCGGATGCACGTATCCCGCGTCGGGCACCCCTTGCGCATCTCGGCGTCGGCCGCCTCCGGGTCGCCGTCGCAGGTGGGGTCCTCGTCATGGAACCCGAGGCAGTTCGGCGCCTCGATCTCCGCGACTTTGTCCTTCGGGTCCTTCTTCGCCATCGCAGAACCTCCTCGTCTTGTGGTGCTCCGTGCACCTTGTCGTCCTCATACAGTTCTGGGTCGCGCTACCGAGCGGGCGAGTAACTACCGCTCACCCCGATCCTTCAGCTCGCGTTCGAGCAGTCGGCGGCCGATGTGCCAATGCCGGCGCTCGACATAGCGACTCACGCCGAGGTTCTTTTGCAAGTGCTCGGTCAGGCCGTCGTACTTCTGATTCCCGCTGCTCATGGCCTCGCTCACGCGGGCTCGGAAGATTCTCGCCGCCAGGCCGCGGGAGGCCTCCGGGGTCTGCTCCACCAGGGCAGCCTCGGCCGCCATGATAGCCGACGCGAAGCGTTCGCGGCGCTCACGCTGGAGCAACTCCTCCTCGGGGGTCGCCGGGCTGTCGCCCTCGGGCTCGGGCAGGTCATCCAGCACGCCCAGGTCGGACACCACCCGGCTCCGCTCGCGCTGCCACCCCTCCACCTGGTCATACGACCAGTTCCAGGGCCGCGACTTGGCGCAGCCCTCGCGCGTGGTTCTGGTGCTCACCTCGCAGCTCACGACGAGCTTGACCCAGTACTTCAGCGGCCCCTTCCTGGGCTCGTAGGTGTCCAGGGCCTCCATGACCATGAGCGCGATCTCCTGCCGCGCGTCGTCGAGCCCGATACCCTGGGCCGCGGCCAGCTTGCGAGCGCGGTCAGCCATCATGTTCACGAAGCGCATCACATTCGCTTCGGTCGGCGCCAGCTCGGGGCGCACCCGTCGAACCTGCTTCATCCCTCGTCCCTCACTCGCACGAAGATGGCCGCAGCGTTGCTCACCGTAGCCTTGTCAACGAACATCTGACCGCCGCGCCGGGTGCCGACCACCCGCATCGCAAGGCCCTGGTACTTCCTCACCACGAAGCCCCGGTGGTAGCGGGCCGCCCGCTTGCCGGTGATGGTGTTGAGCATGATGAGCACCTCGTCGCCGCGGTGGACGCCGCCGTAGGCCGTCGGCCGCCACAGCCCAGGCACGCCCTCGATCCGCCGCGACGGCACCTTGGGCCGAACGTGGGGGATGGCGACTGCGTGTCCGCAGTTCGAGCACTTCGTATATCGCATCGGGCTCCTCCTGTCAGACCTTTCGGCCGGCAAACATGGTCAGCCGACCGTCCTTGAACTCGTACTGCTGCACCTGCTCGTCGGGCTCGACACCGACGTAGACGTGGAGGGCGACCTCCCCGCCCGAGCTAACCGCGCTGGCATAGTCGACACCCCAGTCGTCGAGCATGGCCTTGAACTGCTCCAGGTCGTTCATTCTCCCCTCCTACCGCAGCGGGCGCCATGAAATCGCACCGCTCGGGTCCAGCCGCACCGCGCAGCGCACCGTCCCGACCCGGCTGTAGCCCTTGCCGAGCTTCTCGTCCATCACCTTCCCGGCGTTCTCGATGGCATGGCCGGCCGTCACGAAGTCAACCCACTTGCCCTGACCGGTGGTGCCGATACGGCCCCACCGACGAACAAAGCCGTAGATGCCCCGGGCGCCGTCGTTGATGACCGCGCCCATCCAGAACTTCCGCGAGCCGCGGCGGCGATACTCCAGGTGGTCGAACTCGACCTCATACTCGTCGTCACGCAGGTCGGCTCGGCCTCTCCCGGGCCTGGCGGCCTCCTTCATCATGTCCTCGTGGAGCTTGGCCCGCCGGGCTTCCTCGGCCGCGCGCTTGGCCCGCTGCCGCTTCGCCTCGGCCTCGGCCGCGGCCTTGCGCTCGCGGTCCTTCTTCTCCTGCTCCTCGCGCTTCCGCTTGGCCTCGGCCGCCTCGCGTGCCCTGCGCTCGGCCTCCTCCTGCGCACGCTGCTCGGCAGCGCCCTTGCTGAAGCGGTCCCTCATCTCTGCGAGTGACGGTGCCATCGTCATCCCTCCCTGGAAGTGGGCAGCCCCGGGGCGAGTGCCGCCCCGGGGCGCCCGACGTGGGCGAGGCTAGCTTGCGTGAGAGCGGCGCCCACGTCACACCACCTTCCCGGTCCCGACCTTGGCGAGGCGCTTACCCTTGTGGAGCAGCGCCTCCAGGATCTTCACCAGCTTCGTCGCGAGGTCGCTGATGTCGTGCAGCACCACGCTGACGGGGTAGTAGTAGGCCGGCGCATCGGTCAGGATGCCCAGGCCGATGACCTCCAGCCCCATGTCGAAGCAGCGGTTCACGACCTTGCGGATGTTGCCGCCGTCCACCGCGCTGTCGGTGCCCGGCGAGCAGGGCTGGCCATCCGACATCACGATGAGGATCTTGCGGCGCTCGCGGCGCGTGGCCAGCCGGTCAGCGGCCCAGGCCACGGCCTCCGAATCGCAATTCTGGTTGTGCGCGTCCATCACGCCGATGCGCGACTTCTGCACCTTGCCGAAGGGCTCGTTGAACGCCTTGTAGACGTAGTAGACTTGAGGATAGCAGCGATTGAAGCGGGTGTGCCAGTCACGCTCCTCGCCTGTCACCTTCGGGCGCCCCAGGTCGTTCGTCCACCAGCCGAGCACCTCGAACGGGATGCCCAGGCTGTTGAGCGTCTCGGCCAGTGCCGTCGTCGCGATCCTGGCCTTGCCGATCTTGCCCGAGCCGCTCATCGACCCGCTCTGGTCCACCAGGATGCTGACCGCGGTCTCGACCTCGATGCCGGGGAGCGTCTTGCGGAAAACCCGCGTGTCGTGCCGGCTGCTGACGAGCTTGTGCAGGCTGGCCTCGTGCAGCCGCGGGCCGTCCTCCTGCTCCACGCGCAGCCGCTTCGCCCGCTTGGAGCAGAGCGCCCGGTAGAGCTTGGCCCGCAGCGCACCGATCTCCCGGCGAGCCCGGTTGCGTGCCTCGTTGTACGTCCTGAACCCGACCTCGGGGCTGCCCTGGGTCTGGGCGTCGAGCACCCTGTCCGCGGCCTTCGCCTTGGGGTCGGGGATGTGGATGCCATCCATCTTCGGCTTGACGCGCTTCGCCTCGCGCTCCAGCTCCTCGCGCTCGAACTCCTTCACGGGGTCGGGGTCGTCACCGAGCTTCGAGTCGAGCGTCTTCTCCAGCTCCTCGCGGGTGCCCTCGGGCAGCCCGGCCTCGCACTGCTCGGCCTTGCCGTCACTCTCGTCGGGGCTGTCGGGGCTGTCGCCGGCCTTGCCCGGCTCGGGGTCGTCGTCCGCGCCACTGCTATCCGCGGAGCCGCCATCACCCGACTCGGGCGATGTGGGAGCGCCATCCTCGCTGTCCGAGCCGTTCGAGGAGTCGTCCTCACTGCCATCGCCCTCGTCTTCGTTCTCATCGCCTGGCGACGATCCTGCGTCCTTGTCGCCATCGCCCGAGCTGCCGCTGCTCCCGCCGCCCTCGTCGTCGCCTTCCTCGTCACCCTTGCCGCCGCTGCCCTCGCCCTCCTCGTTCTCGCCGTCGCCCTCACCACCCTCGCCGTCGCCCTCGCCGGGCTCGGGCTCCTCCGTGGCAGCCTCCAGCTTCTCCAGGATGCGGCGAGCGAGGTCCAGGAACGCAGCCGGCTCGGCGAAGTCGTCCACCAGCTCCCGTCCGTCCTCGACCTCCTCCTCCAGCACCTCGTCGACCACCTGGTTCGCCATCGAGCCCCAGGCAGAGCCGTCCTTGCGGCGCAGCCGGGCATTGACGACGCAGAGCACGTCGAACAGAAGCCGCTTCGGATCGGAGGCCGCCACCGGGTCCAGCTCGCGGCGCCGGCCAGCGCAGAACTCGAAGCTCCGCTGGAAGTTCTCCGCGGTGCCCGGGTAGAGCCGCTCCATCTTCTCCTCGTCCCGGGCGTCGATAACCGCGTTCATGGCGCCGTGGACCTTGTCCGAGGGCTTGCCGTACACCTCCCAGAGCCGGTGCAGGGGCACCCGGCCCAGTTCCTCGTCCAGCTTGCAGCACCGGCCGTGACCGCTCTCGTGGTCCAGCATCCCGTCGAGGATCTCGCTGGCCCGCTTCGGCAGGTGCTCGGCCAGGATGGGCACCTTGATGAACGTCTTGCAGTCGGTGCAGCACTCGCCGGCCGTGGGGATGACCTGCATACCCGTGTCCCGGGTGAGGGTGCGGGCGAGCGTCTCGAAGTGGCCGGCCGTGCTGGCGACCATGCGCCGGGTGGACTTGACCGCCATGCTACACCGCCTTCGGGGTCGGCAGGCCGACACGCTGGAGGATGCCGCGGACGTCGTTGCGCACGTCGTCGACCGGCACGTTGTCCAGGACCGCCACCTGCACCGCCTTCTTCGCGTCGATGCCGCGCTCCTCATAGAGGCGCATCTTGGTCCCGAGCACCACGGCCCGCCGCAGCGACAGGACCCAGGGCAGGCTCGCGGTGACGTGGGCCTGGAGCACCTCGTGAACCGCCTTGGCGATGAGCTTGCAGGTGGCCGGCGCCAGCCCGCCACTCTTGGCCTCGACGATCTTCGCGACGATCTTCTGCGAGGGGTAGCCGACGTTGACGCGCTCGCAGCGGTCCAGGAAGGCGAGGTTCGGCGCGCTGTCGGTGCCACCGTACAGCCCGTCGAGGTCGGAACCGAGGTTGTTCCCCGTGAGGAAGAACCTCGTCATCGGGTGGAACCACACCACCTCGGCGAGGTCGCCCTCGGCCCCGGTTTCGAGGGTGCACTTGCGGCGCCCCAGGGCGTCCTTCTCCAGACACTCGTGAAGCGCGATGCGCACGTCGGGCGACAGGGCGTCGGCCTCATCCACGATGATGAACGCGCCGGAACGGCCGGCCACCGGGATGAGGCCCTGCTCGAAGACCGTCACCTGCTTCCCGCTCTCGGAGTCGACCCTCACCTGGGTCTTGCCGAAGAGCTTGCCGTAGCTGGTTTCGCCGTCGCACTGGATGCGGACGCAGGGCATGTTCATCAGGGCGCCGACCGT